GTCATGGCCAGAGATCCCCTGGTCTGAACCAGGGAACTGGTACTCCCTTGACGACGGGGCCATTCTCACTGCGCAGGCGCAGGGAGCGCAAGCGCTCGGCCTGATGATCATCGAAGGGGTCGCAGTCACTGCGAATGGCCAGCAATACATCGGCGCCGTTGGCAGCGACATCCCACACAACATTGGCGCATCGCATACAGGACAAGGCTCGCAGTTCGCGCTTGCCCTAGGGGCGCCCAGCATCGCCGGTCGAATTGCAATCGCACAAGGCTCACAAAGCCCTGCGGCTGCCGGTTATGTGCTCATATCGGGATCAGCACAAACTCGTCAGGCGCAAACCGAAGAGATCTACGCCTTCAAGGATCCCATACCGCTCAATGTGGCGCTTAAGCGACTTCTAGAATACCCGCACTCTGCTGTTTTTGAAAAAGCCCCGGATCAGGAGCTTGTGCTCCGCATACGCGGCCAGAGCTCGCTGTCATGGGAGGTCTTTGGTGGAGTGCTCACTGTTACGGTCAACGGCTTCCATCACAAGTACGCCCTCGGCACACTGACATTCGCAGCGCTTGGCGCCCTGATGGCTCTCGACGACATCATTGTTGAATACGAGAACTCAGAATACGGCAGCCTTGGCGCCCATATGCTGCTTGACGGCGCAAACGACCAAGCAAACAGCAACGGCACACACCTGTACGCCTACAGCTCACAATTGTGGGCTCTCTTTGCCTCGTACTCTGAGGAACTGGACAGGGCGCAATATGCACTGATCCAAGCGCTCCGGCAGATGATCATCAAGCAGGCGAGCGACGAGTGGCTGGACCTGTGGGGCACGCTGTACGACCACAAACGAACGCCAGGCAAACGCGACACAGAATATGCAATCGAAATACCGCGTGAGGCATTTCGCCTCCGGGTTAACGCCCTAGCGATCGAGAAGGCCATCCTCGAGCTCACCGGCAAGGACGTTCGGATCGAAGAGCCGTGGGAGAACATGTTCCGCTTGAGCGAGTCGATCCTATCAGGGCGGGACCGACTTTATGATGGATCGACAACCGGGTACCACATTATCAGGCCTGTTTCCGCGGTGCCGATTGAGTGGAACGACGTGCTCGCTGTCATTGAGCGCAATCGTGCGGCGGGCGTGTTTGTCCTGGAGCCGGAAGTAAGGCTCAAAACATCCGTGTCCGGCGGCGTGGTCGGACGCATCTATTCAGCTCGCACCGACACGCAGTCGGCGTTGGTGGCGACATTTGCCGACGGCCGACTTGACTACATGCAACTGTCTGCAGGCTCATTCCACCGCAACTACGCCGTGATGATATCGTCGATCAGTACATTTGATATCCTCGGAAACAACTGCCCTGTCTCTGCGTCGATGCAAACCTACGGCGTGGCAGGTGACACATGGCGCGATCGCGTTGTGTGGGGCGCTTCCACTTGGAATGGTGATGGAGAGGCGGACGGATTCATCATGGTGTCTGGCGACGCGCCTGTAGACACCGCGATGTACGATACTGACACTTTGGAAATCTAATATATGGCCTATGAACTACAGCTGACGTCAGCAGGCGCAGCGAAATATTCAGCTTTTACGAGCGGTGGAGCTGCACTTCAGATTACTCACATCGCAATCGGTGATCAGGGCGGGACGGAGACAACGCTGGTAAGCGGTCAGGCCGGCTTAGTCAACGAAGTATACAGAGACCACGTTTCGCGTGTTTATAACGACCCGAGCAACGCATCGCGCAAGATTGCAGAGATTATTATTCCGCCGAACGTCGGCGGCTTCTGGGTTCGTGAAGCCGCGATCATAGATATCGACAATGAAGTTATAGCAGTGGCGAATCTTCCTCCTGCATTCAAGGCCGACCCGGTAACCGGAAGCTCCCGTCTATTGACCATCCGACTGGGAATAGCAGTGGTAGACAGAGCTGGCATTACAGAAGTTGTATTCGATCCTACTGGAGTTCTGGCGCACAGGGACTATATCGACGACGCAATCGACTCGGTGCGCGCTGACCTAGCCGCTGACTTGGCTGCCTTGCCGGCGGCGTGGCCAGACTCGAGCAAACTCGGCGGTCATCTTCCGGCATATTTTGCCACGCAGAGCGATGTAACGGCCGTCAACGGAACCGTGTCAGCGCTATCTTCGACGGTCGCCGCTATCGCTTCCGTCCCAACGGGAATCGAGTTCGGCTATTGGGGAACGGCGGCCCCCGCTGGTTACGTGCTTGCAAGCGGCAGGACGATCGGATCGGCGACATCTGGAGCTAGCGAGCGAGCGCACGCTGACACGGCAGCCTTGTTTGCGCTGCTATGGGCTTCGGGCACGGACGTGACATTACCGATTCTCACCAGTGGAGGAGCGGCTAGCGCCCGAGGAGCCTCAGCTTCCGCAGATTTCGCTGCAAACAAGCGCATCTCGCTGCCAGACCTTCGCGGTCGTGTCGGTGTGGGTATGGACAATATGGGCGGGTCGACAGCCAGTAGGCTTACAACGGCTGGCGCATCAATCGATGGCACTGTTCTAGGTGCGGCCGGCGGTGCTGAGACCCATACCTTAAGCTCTGCCCAGATGCCTTCGCATACACACACCGCATCCACAACTGCGGCGGGCGCACATACACACACGGGTGTGACCGACACCGAGCCAGCACATACGCACAATAACACCGCCTACGGTACCGGCTCTGGCGCGGTAATAGGGAATGGCGCCACAGGTGTTCAGAACACGGCTAGGGCGTCAACATCTGCTGGCTCGCACAACCACGCATTGACCATCGACGCAGCTGTCGACCATTCGCACGCCGTCACCGTCAACGCCAACGGATCCGGCAATGCGCACAACAACACCCAGCCCTCGATTGTGAGGAACGTGATCATCAAACTCTGATGCTGTCGTGACGACAAACTCGTCATACAGGAGATATTTATGGCAGTTTTGACTGACTCTGGCCGTGCGGCCATTGCTACCAGCGTTAAAGATTTAGAGATTCATCTTGCATGGGGCTCAGGCTCCGCCGGCTGGGACACAACCCCTGTGGGGGAGAGCGTGAGCGCGACTTCGCTCCTCAACGAAGTTGGCCGACGGAAAGTCTCACAGACGATGTACTGCGTTCCTGATGATGCGGGCGGCCTCGTTGTGCCTGACGGGACGTTTTCACCGTCTTCGACCCCAACCAAATATCTTTACATGCGCTTCGCGTTCGATTTTGCCGACTCTCCGACGGCGATCATACGCGAAGTCGGCGTATTCTTGCGCACGACCCCAAAGGTGTCTGTGCCATCTGGACAAGCCTACCTCCTACCGTCCGAAGTTCTAAGTCCTGGCCAGCTGCTGGTCGTCCAACACATCGCGAAGATCGAGCGGAACGCAGCTATTCGTCAACAATTTGAATTTGTGATCGAGTTCTAAGATATGACCGACCCTATTACGCCCGCCTATTACAATCGCTTCGACACGTCGAAGCATTACGATGAGCATTTGTTCCGCGCCGGATACGTATTGCAGTCGGCGGAACTTAATGAGCTTCAGAGCAACAATACCTATCGCATGCGCTCTATCGCGGATGCGTTGTTCAAGGATGGTGACATCGTGCGAGACGCGCGCGTCATCGTCGATGAAACCACTGGTGTCGTGCAATGCGAGTCAGGCGCGATCTATATCCGCGGACAGGTTCGCGGCGTGCCTACCGCGACATTGACAATTCCGACTACCGGCTCAGTGGCTGTTGGCATTTATCTGACCGATTCCGTGGTGACGGAGATCCAAGATCCGAGCCTCGGCGATCCCGCTGCTGGACTTAGAAACTACCAAGAGCCTGGTGCTGCGCGACTTAAGGTCGTTCCAGCCTGGGGCTTCTCTGGCGACACCAGCACCGGCGAGTTCTTCCCGATCTACGTCATCGAGGATGGGCAGCTTTCTGCGAAGGAGCCTCCGCCAGCGTTCGACGCCATTTCTCAGGCGATTGCCAAATATGACCGCGACAGCTCCGGATCGAACTATGTCGTTGAAGGCATGCGTGTTACCCAGCTCGCAGACCTCGGAAGCGGCGAGCAGGTCTACAACATCGCTGAAGGTCGCGCTCGAGTAAACGGATTCGGCATCCAGCTGAACACCTCACGGCGCTTGACCTACAACGCGCAACCATTGCTACGCTACATCGATAGCGAGCCTCACGTTTCAACTACAGTTTCTGCGCAACGCATCAATTTGGATCGCACACCTATTGCAACAATCTCGCAGGTGCGCATCACCGCCGAAATAACTGAGACCGTTAGCCACGGCACGTTCGCCGGCGCTATGGATCCTCTCGCTAACACCTCAATTGTTGCCATCATCGAGGTAAAGCAGGGCGGAACCACTTACGTTCAAAGCACGAACGGTACGAACAAT